CACGGTGAGCGCTGCGGTGGCGAGGATCGGCGCGGTACCGACCACTGCGTCAGCGGTCAGCGTGGCCGTGACGGCGAGCGGTGCGGTGGCAGGCTGCGCAGATACCGCAGCCGCTGTCAGGGTCGCCGCGCCAGTCAGCGTCGAGCTGCCGCTAGTGGCCTTGCTCGCTGTCGCTGTGAGCGTGGCCGTGCTGGTCAGTGCCGCGTCGGTCGAGCGGGTGACACTCGCCGTGGCCGTGAGCGTGGCCGTGCCGGTCAGCGTCGAGCTGGCAACGGCGACCAGGGCGACGACCGCAGTAAGGCCCGTGCTGACGGACAGAGCTGCACCACCACTGGTCCCCGTACTCCATACGGCGATCTCAACAGCGATGGCGCCCGCGCGGGCTGATGTGGTCCACGTAGACAGGGCTGTGACATCACTGCCCGCAAGGAACTGCGTCTCGAGCCCGCAGGTTGCGATCGTGCCCACGTCGCCGAGTTCGGTCCATCCGGCCTTAGGGCTCTGCACCTGCGCGACTTGTGTACCGCACGCAAAGAACAGGCTGTTGCCGCTGGTCACCGCCGGGGAGATCGCGACGGGCTGTGTCATTACCGCGAGCGCAGACACTGACGAGGATGCAGCGACGATCGCGCCCGCGCCGTTGCTACCGGCGGTGCTCACGTTCGCGTCGGACTGAGCCACCGCCCACGAACAGGCGCCGACAGTGGTGGCGCCGTAGTCGATTGTGATGGCACCCGCGCTCGGTACGGCGGACATGCCACGAAACACCCACATGGTGGAGCGGTCCGTACCGGCTGTGTCGACGTCTTGCGCTGCGACCAACGCGTAGGTGATTCCGTTGCCGGTCACCGTTGGCTGAGGTGGCTGTGCCGAACCGGCCGCTATGTAGCAGTTGACCGCGACGAGAACCAGTTGGTTGCCGGTCGGTGCGACCGAGGCTGTGATGTATGACGTGAGGTCGGTGGTTGACCCATTGGCGGTCAGGCTGGTGAACGTCGGTGGGGTGATGACTCCGTTGACGTTGGCCGTAGCGGCTAGTCCGGCCGCGATGGTGATTGGCGCGTCGGCGTTCTTCGCGAGTGCGGGAGTAGCCGTCAAGGTGGCGGCTGCCGTCAGGGCTGCATCGCCGCTGACCGGCAGGAATCCGACCCGTACTTGTAGCGCGCCGCCCGTGGTGGCGACACCGGCCGTTCCTGTAGTTGTCGACGCGGCCGACTGTGTACCGGCGGTAGAGACCGTGTGGTCGGTCCAGACGAACATGTCATTGCCGTTGGCGGTGCCGCCAGAGTTGATCCCGGTCAACGTGTTCGTGACGCCAGGAATGGTCATGTTGCGGCCGGGCAAGGTTGTCTGTGCCGTGAAGCACCCGACCGACAGAAGGTAGTCGCCCACGGCAACCAAGAGGTTGGATGAGACCGTGGCAGAGAACCCCGTGCCGCTCGACGTGTCAGACCCAAATGAGATGGTCGGGCCCCACGCCGGATCGCCGCCCGCCTTGCGGTAGACCATGCCGCCGCCCATAGCGCAGTTGGCGCCGGTGATGGTGACGGTGGTACCCGTGGCGGCACCGGCAAGGATGCGCGACCAGACCGAAAGCATGATCAGCCCGGTACCGGCACCATCCGCGCCGGTGCCTAAGCAAGGTCCAGCCGCCGGCCGGGTTGGTCGGCGTGACGGATGAGTTCTTGTTGGCAATCCAGATCAAGTCAAGGTCCCCGGCCGCCGTGCTCGCCGGTGGCGTCAGTCCAATGCTGGTTGTGCCAGCCTGCAAGCCGTACTGGTTGAGGTAGCTAATTGCCACGAGCAACCACCCCTAGTCGTTCGCTTGCACCGGATCTGGCCAGGCACGCGCCACGGGGAAGGCGCCTTGAGGCTTGCCCAGGATTGACCCGCCCGGCCCGTTGGCCCATGCATGCAGGGCGGCCTTGTCGGAAGCAGACAGGTAAACGCCGTTCATATAGAGCGGCGTGTTGAAGATTGCCGTAGTTGAACCGGCTGTTTCCTGCCGTAGTCCGTCAGGGTTGACGTAGGCCCGGCCCGCCGCTGCGAGAGCTACCGCCTTGGCGATCGATGGCCACGGGGATTGCTCACCAATCTCAGCAGTGATCAGGCCCTGTGCCAGGTCGAGCAACAGCAGGTTCGCGGTTGCCGTGTCCAAGTCGGTCTGTAGGAAGGACGCCAGTTCCTCGGCGGTTGCAATGATGGCCATTTGCCTAGGGCCCCTTCCGCAGGTAGGGACCTTCCTTCTGACTGTGGAGCGGAAGCGACTCCGCTAGGCCTCTCCGGGTGCTACCCGGTGCATCACCCACGACGGGCCAAACCCGCACGCACGCAGTCAGAAGGAAGGTTGCTCAGCCGTACAGTTCGCGCAGTTCATCGCGGGAGTGGTCGTTGGCTTCGGCCGCCGACGTCTGCCCGGTCTCCACTGCGTAGGTCGCCCACAGGGCGTGCGATGCGTTGCCCGATGGCTTGACCACGTCGGCAGTCGCCGCGCCGGCCGGGGCCTCGGGAGCGTCGCCGACCAGCGCGATAGACCCCTCTGTGAGGAGTCGGGCGATGTCCGCCGGATCGGCATTGGTGGGCACCGGCGCACCGTCGTACACGTGGTGCCGAATGCCCTGATCGTCACGGATGACCGCGAGTGGCGCGGTGACGGTGTAGGCGCCCATCAGATACCGGTAATCTTCCATGCCGCGCCGGGCTCAAGCACGATTGGGACGGTGACCCGGCGGCAACGTACGCGCCACTCGTCGGTCTCATCCTGCCGGATCGTCTTGGCCTGCACGCCGATGCCACCGGCCGACACGTAGCCGGGCCCGCCGAGATCCTCGTCGGCCATGCCGCCGAGCTGCGCAGAGTCAAGCACGATCGCGGCGTTGACGGTGGGTACGTTCGGCGACGCAAGCCACCGCATGCCCATGATCACCGGGAACTCGCCGGTCATCGCGGGGTTGGACGCGGGGGTCTCCCGCGGAACGTAGCCCGCGGCAACGAACGCAACCATGGCGTGAACCCAGTTGATGTCATCGACAACGACAATGTCGGGATCGAAACCCTCGTTGAGCGCCAGGACGTTGGCCTTCGCAAGCCCGGCATCCTTGAGGATCTGTGCGGCGGTGGCAGTGGACCAGTCGGCCGCCGCTGCGGTGGCCTGAGTGACGGCGGTGCCGATCGCAGACAGCGCAACGGAGTCGACGTACTTGACGTTCTGGTTTGCCAGCTTGGTCAGCGAGCGGTTGACCGGGTCCATGCTGCGCCGGGCAATGCTCGCGTCGGTGATCAGCGCATCCTGACCCCAGTTGACAGTTTTGGCGATCGAGGCGGTACCGGTCGCAGGAGAGACCAGCGGGTACTCGGCGCCGGGCGCAACGGCGCGCGGGTTCTCACCGGAGAAAATCGGCTCGCCGGTCTCATACTCAATCGAGCCCGAACCGGTCGCGTTGAAACGGCCGGTCAACAGCGCGTCAGAGATGTACCGCTGATCGAGCAGGGTACGAAGGCGTCGGGCCACGAGAGTCGGGTTGTTGAGAAACCGGCTGATGGTGACGTTGTCGCCGCTGATCGTGGGAGCGGCGGGCGGGTAGGTGTACGGCATGTTGTCAGTTCCCCTTACCGGCTCATCAGAACTTCAACAAGGTCGCCGTCAGCGGCAGCACTTGTTTGGGCGACGCCGACCAACTGGCCGAAGGTGCCCGCAGCAATGGCCGCCACCTTCCCGGCGGCAGCCGAGGCGAGGAGATCCCCGGCAGTGATGGCGGCGGACGCGGTCAGGCGCTGTACACCGCCGACGTGAATCAGGACCTGAGCGGCCACGGCAGCATCCTGCGCGGCCACACCGCAGACCTTGAGCGACGCAGCGCCAGCCGGGCCGACAGTGCCGACACCGTTGACCTCAACCAGCCGGCCGCCGACAACCGCAGTCGTCGCAACCGTTGACGTGTAGGCCTCACCGGGCTTGAACAGCGGAATGTAGTCAGCCATGATCAGGCCCCCTTGGTCGCGTACAGCTTGTTGTAAACGGCGTCGTCGTCGTCCTCGGCTACGTCCGTCATCGATCCCGTGTAGCCCTGCGAGCCGTCGACCGGGATCAGGCCCTTTGCCAGACCGGCAAGCTCGGACTCGGAACCGTTGTCCTTGGCAAGCTTGTTCAGCCAGTCGGCCTTGCGGGCAAAGCTGATCCGGCCGTCACGGATGGCCCCGTTGACGAGTACCTCCCGGTGCTCGGCGAGCTGCTGATTGCGGGCATCGCGGCCCGTCGAGACGCAGTGAGGCGAGGACATCGGACTCAATGCGCTCGGTGCCATCGGCAACCACTTCGGTTACCTCGTCCTCTTCGGGCTCGGCCTCGGGATCGGTCTCCTCGGCTTCGGGGTCATCTAGTGCGGTTTCGAGCGCGGCGAGGATCGCCGACTCATCCGACTCGGCACTGAGGCCGAGCCGCTCGCGCACCTTGGCAAGGGTGTCCGGCATGGCGGAACCTTCCTCTTCGGTGATGGTGGGTTCCGGCGGCTCGGCCGGAAGGATGGGGGCGGGCGCTTCGGCGCGGCCCGCGTACGCAAATAGCGACAGGTTGAATTTGGCTTTCGCCTTGTCACTAACGGTCTTGGACGGTTCGACGCGGTCAGCCAGTCCCGCGGACACAGCCTCTTTGTCCGAGTACCACGTCTCAGCGGTCATTGCCTTGCGCCACTGGTTGACGGTTCCGCCGGCCCGGTCTGCGTAGGCCGAAGCGATGTTGTCGGACGCCCGGCCGAGATCGTCAGCCATCCGCTGCATCTCTTCGGCGTTGCCGATGGCAACACCCCACGCGTCGTGGATCATCATTTCGGCGTTGCGGGACATGACGATTTGGTCACCGCCCATGGCAACCAGCGACGCGGCCGACGCGGCAAGGCCGTCGACAAACACGGTCACCTTGGAGTCGTGGCGCCGTAGGGCGTTGAGCATGGTGATGCCCTCGAAGACATTGCCGCCCGGCGAGTTGATCCGTAGGTGGATCTCCTCGGTGTCAACCGCCTGCAAATCTTCGGTGAACTGTTTCGCCGAGACGCCGGTGCCGAACCAAGGATCCTCGCCGATCTCGTCATAGAGCAGAATCTCTGTGACAGCAGGGGAATCGGCGGCGTTGCGGATGCGGTACTCCCCGCGCCGGTTCATCAGGCTTGACGCGCTCGGCACTAGGCGCGGCGGGGTTGGGTGGGTCACGGTGCGCCTCCGGGCTTTGGGTCCTTCGGGGGTAGGCCGAGGGTTTGCCGCATCGCTTCCTCAAGGCTCTTGTCAGGCAAGAGGATTCCGGCGTCGGCGAGGAGCTTGATTGCGGCGGCAGTTGCTTGCTGTTGGCTACCGATCTCCTGAAAGCCGATGATCGGCGCGGGCTCTGACTCGCCCCACACCCAATCGACCATGTCCTCTACGACGTGCTGTGTTGCGACGTCTGCGATCTGCTGCGCAAGGGCTTGCAGCGACAGCGTGAAGAAATCGGCGAACGTCGAACCGAGCGCCCACGAGCCGGTCTGCGTGCCCAGGTTGAGGAAGTGGGCCAGCACGGCGCGGGCTATCTGCTCATCGTGATAGCGGATCACCGGCAGTGCGTCAGGCAAGTCGCCTTCAACCCCGGCAAGACGCAGCTTGGCGCCGAACGGCGTGGCAGCTCCCGCGCCATCACCGGCACGGACGGACGTTGCGAGCGTGGTACCGGCGGTGAGGTTGATCTCGCCCTCAGCGGCTTCGTAGATCGGCAGGCCGAGGCCGTTGCGCTCGATCGTCATCGTGTTGATGCGGAGTAGCCGGTCCTTAAGGAGCCAGTTCTTGTAGGCCGGTCGTAGTAGGGAAGTGCCAGCCCAGTTGCCGCCCTCACGTTCGTAGACGTAGGCAACCAATCGGGATACATCGATCGTCACCGGGCCGGATGTTTCGATGTGGCCGTGCTGCTCGATCGATGTCAGGCCACCATCAACGGCGACGTTGAAATTCGAGATCGTGCGCGCCGGCCGAAGCGACAACTTGCGTAGGCGGGGCCTGCCCTGCTCATCTAGCCGGGCTTCCTGCTCAAAGAACGAGTGCCCATAGGGCAACATCAGCAAGGCGAGCCGTAGGTGTTCGAACCACGAGAACCGGTCGCGCGTTCGCCTTGCGGGCTTGGGCTCCTGTCCCTTGATCGGCAGGTTGAGATCGTCGCTGACTAGCTGGACAACCTCGTCCCGCGCGCCGTTCGGCTCAATCCACCAATCGGTTCTGAGGATCGGCAGCACCACGGCCCGCAGTACCGAGCGGATCTGCGCGTCTTGTCGGCGCATCTGGTCATAGACGCTGATGGACAAGGGCCAGCGAAGCTCAGGTGTCGGCTCATCCTCTGAACCGGGGACGCCCCAGAATCCGGCGGCGTCGTTCTGATAGCCCTTGACGGTGGTCGGTGGGGTAACGGCTTCGGGCATGCTGCGTCACCGCCTCTCAGAAACTGGTTGTCATCAAGGCTTCGTGTAGTTGCGCCGTACCGGACGAGAGCGAGACGGGCGATGGCGGAATCGGCTTAGGTGCCGTGGGCAACGTGACTGACCACGTCGCCAGCGTGGCCGCCTCAAGCGTTGAGATGTCTGCGGTAGAGACCTTGCGGCCCCAGGCCCAGCGGTCGCCGACGATCCGGCGCACTGCACCGCTGACGGCCGACTCCAGTTCGGGATACATGGCGTGCCGGACCTTGCGCTCACGGACCAGGTCCAGAAGGGAAGCGCATGCGTCAAGCACGGCCGACGTGTCAAGGATGGTGAGCCGGACCCCGGCGCGCTCTAGGTGAGGAATCAGGGGCGCCGCGGGTCCGCGCTTATCAATCACCACGTCAACGCCGTGCGTGCGTTGCAGACCGGCCACGCGGTCAACCAGCCACGTTGTACCGGGTCCGTGCTGCAAGGGCTTCAGGTGGATCACGTCGCCCTCGCGGGCCGCTGCGGTGATGGCCCCGTGGGTGAGGTCCATCGATGCGGCTACGCCGAGCGCGCCCATGGGAATGCCGCGCGGCGGATCACCGGCGCATGCCTCCCACTTGCCCGGACCGAACGCAGCGTCAGCGGTGCCGGGCTCATCCCACCAACCGAGGAACTCACGGATGAACTCATCCGGCGGCATCTCGTCGCGGAAGTCTTTCATTCGCTCGGCGGTGATCCGGCGACCGTATGCAGGGTTGGCGGTTGCCAACAGGTCAAGGCGATCCGCAACGCAGCCCACAACAACGTCGACCTCGTGTGAGCACGAGGGATCGGCGCACTCGACTTGCGGCGCGCACCATTCGAACCATGCGGCGCGGGGAGCGCCACCGGCGCGGCCACGGTCACGGATGCGCCGTAGTACGTCGGAATTCACGAAGCCGGCCGACGATGCGTAGCGGACCTGCGCACCCTTGCGTGTGGCAAGGATCGGCAACAAGGCGCCAGTCTCAGAGGGCTGCAGGAACGCGGCCTCATCCCAGGTGATCTTGTCGCCGGTGATGCCTCGGCCGTTGCCCTTGCTGCGGGCATGGAACTCGATCCGCCCGCCGTGGAGTACCTCAATGGCTTGGTCGCCGTTGGCCCGCCTGATCCGGTGTACGCGTTTGCTGAAATCGTCGTTGCCCTCGATGAGCTGGCACATATGGAGGAACGTCTTTTGCGCCGTGTCGAACAGGTGTGCCGTCCACGCGTGCAACGGCTCGCCCATCACGAACACATCGGTGAGGGCTGCGATCTCAAGCGTTGCCGTCTTGAGGTTCTGTCGCGGTGCGACGATGCCAACGGAGAAACAGGCGGGCGATCCGGGCTCGTTCTCGGCAAAGATCGCGTCAAGGATCATGCGCTGTTCGTCATCCATCGGCATCCCGAGCTGGACACCCACCTCAGCGGCGAGATCGCCGAAGGTCTGTCGGTACGGGGGAACCCAGTGGTACGCCGGTTCACGCGCCACGGTTGGCCCGCCGTGCCGCAAGCTCATCGCGGGCGCGGTCCAGTGGTGAGGCGTC